CCAGGAAACTATCCATAGTTTGTTCAAGAACATTTGGGATAGCAATAGGCTGAATTGGTGCTGCACAGAAGTTAATCATGTTTGCAATTTGTGTTACTTCTGCAAGCGCATTATTAACTCTACCCAGTACTTGTTCAATGCCAGTGTGATCCATGAACTTGTCAAATGCAGCATCTAACTGATTAAGTGCATCATTTAATTCACTCTGAAGTCCTGCAACACCAAGGATTGCCTTTAAGTTTACGCTAACACAAACTTGAATATTAGGAAGTTTAAATCCTCTACCTGCCAAAAGATTACAAATGATTTCTTTAAGTGTAAAATCAAATTCACTTTGTACGACTACTTTGGCATTTTCACCAACTTGTCCAACAATATTTGTACTAGAGTGGTGTCTAGTATTCAAATATTCATTTACATCAGCTAAACCATTTGGAAAATCACTCATGAATTAACCCCCACATGCAAATACATTTGGACTAGCACTTGTTGCTTTTGGTGCACAGTGTGGTCCGCCAGGAATAGGACAAAGGCTATCAGGAGTACTACTACTTCCTAATAATACTACGGGTATACCATTAATAAAAACAGTTCCATCATTGTTGCTTGCAGTAACTTTTCCACCACCATGTGAGTTAGGATCACCTTTTACGCTGCCTAACTTGTTATTAACAAAGACATTTGATTGTCCTGCCACAATGGTAGACGCACCGCATGCTCTGCTGTCGCCGTTTCTATGTACTGGTATACTCATTTATACAACTCCTGCTAGCACTATTTATGCTACTAGAATTGTAACTGTGATGTTGGCGCTGCGGTTGCCAATCCTGTCGTAGCTTCAGTATAAGCATCTGCGAAAGGCTTGTGTACTTTCATCATTGCTACAACATTGTCTTTGTTAAATGTCACTTCTGGTGTTTCCATAATATCACCAGTAGCAAAATAAGGAGCAAGGGCTGGACCCTGTTGAGTCATAGCCATTGCTAGTGGTTTACGTAATTTGATGATGTTGTTGGCATCTTCTTGAAAACTGCCAACAACTTCTTCACCACTTGTTAATTTAAGGGCAACAATGTCGCCCTGTTTTCTTACATCAATAATCATTTATAGTGTGTATCCTGTTCCATTCCAGCCAGTATTTTCAATATAAGCAGCCAATTGCTCGTAACCACCAATAACTGTGTTATCAATTACAATCTGTGGTGCTGTACGTGCATTCGGACATGCTTCGAGCAATTGCTCACGTGTTACATCAACACCAATTTTTAACTCTTGATATTGAATATTTAAATTTTCAAAGGTACGCTTTGCACGTACACAATAAGGACAATTGTCTTTAGTATATATTACTACTTTGCTCATAGGCTCATACCTTTAAATGTATCTTCATTAACATCTTTGTTAACGCCGCCAATTACATAGCTGGAAATTTCTGTTTCTTGTGGTGCTACTTGCACATCTGCACCGCTAATCCATTTTTGTGTCCATGGTAGTGGGCTTGCTTGTGGCACTTTGTAAGGGCTAGTTAGTCCAACACTTGTCATACGCTTGTTTGCAATCCATTCAACAAACTCGCTCAATAGTTGCTCATTCAAACCAATCATTGAACCATCTTTAAACAGATAATGTGCCCATTCTTTTTCTTGATCTACTGCATCTACAAACATCTGTACCATTTCTGCTTCAGTTTCTTTTGCAATTTTAGCATAATCTGGATCGTCTTTAGGAAGGATTTTTAACAAGTATTGTGTACTTGCCAAGTGTAAGTTTTCATCACGACAAATCAATTTAATAATTTTTGCGTTGCCTTCCATCTTTTTAAGTTCAGCAAATGCCCAACTACATGCAAATGATACGTAGAAACGAACACCTTCCAAGATGTTTACACTCATGATAGTTTTCCACAGTGCTTTTTTAAGTTCATATAAACTTACTTCTACTTTTTTACCATTTACAGTATGTGTACCTTCTCCCAATAGGTTATAATAGCTTGCTTTTTCAATCAAGTCATCATAATACTTACTGATGTCATCAGCACAATCAACAATCTCTTTCAAATCTAGCATTTCATCAAAGATTTTACTTGGATCATTGTATACGTTGCGAATAATATGTGTATAACTACGGCTGTGAATTGTTTCACTAAATGTCCATGTAATAATCCAGTTTTCTAACTCAGGAATACTAACTAAACTGCCAAAACTTTCTGCAGGTGCACGGCCTTGTACGCTGTCTAGTAGGATTTGACGTTTTAGATTACTTGTAAAGATATGACGCTCATGTTCATTCAAATCTTTAAAGTCTTTTGCATCTTTATATACGTCAACTTCCTCAGGACGCCAAAAGAAGCCCAGTTGTTTGTCTGTAAGTTGATCAAATTTTCTATATTTTAGGGTGTCATAGCGTTGAATTGCTACTCCACCTTCAGGATCTAGAAACGCCAACGCTTCTGTATGGTTTCCCTTTTTTTCTGCATTAAAAACACTCATTGGTTCACTCCGTTTTAAATTACACACGCATCGCAAGCATCATCATCCATTTCGCCTGCTGCTAATTCTTCTACTTTATCTTCGGCATTGATGTCAAGTTCTCCTTGTCCATCAAATGTATTAAAATAATACAATTGCTTGCCACCATACTTGTAGAACATAATAAGGTGCTGTAGCATTGTACTCATTGGAATCTTCTCATCATCAAAGAAGGTTGGATTGTATGTAGTATTAACACTGATACCCTGGTCGATATATTTTTGCAATACTGCCATAATTTTTAGATAACCCTCAGGACTCTTTTGATCCCACAATAGGTCATATTTGCTTTTTAGTTTGTGAATGCCTGGCACAACCTGTTTAAGTACGCCATGTTTACTTTGTTTAACACTTACAAAACTACGTGGAGGCTCAATACCATTGGTACTGTTACTGATCTGGGCACTAGTCTCTGCAGGCATCAGAGCCATCAGCGTACTGTTGCGAATCCCTGTTTCTTTTAACTGCGTTCTTAACTCGTCCCACGGCAAACGCTCCGTATGCGCCACGAGTTCGTCAACATCCCCCTTGTACGTTTGGTTAGGTGTAATACCTTTTCCGTATAGTGTTTCAGATGTGCCAGGGCATGCACCTTGTTCAGCAGCCAAATCAGCACTTGCTTTGATTAGGTAGTAACTCCAGGCTTCTGCCCATTCATCAACAAGTTCCAAGTTTGGATCCTGATACGTAGTATCATTTTTTGCAAGCCAATATGCAAAGTTAATGATACCAATACCAATAGGACGGCGTTTCATAGTGCTTAGTTCAGCCGCCAATACTGGATATTTCTGATAGTCTAGGAGTGCGTCTAAGCCTCGTACAGCAAGTTCACAAGGACGTTTAAAGTCTGCAGGGCTGCGCATAATGCCCCAGTTAATAGCACTCAGTGTACATAGTGAAATCTCACCTTCTTCATCAAATACATGTTGTAATGGTTTTGTTGGCAGGTTAATTTCACAGCATAGGTTACTCTGATGAATTGGTGCCATTGATTTATCAAATGCACTGTGATCATTTGCATGATCCACATTCATTAGATACACACGGCCTGTGTTTTTGCGTTCTTCAATAAATGCACTAAACAAGTCAATTGCTTTAATTGTCTTTTTACGTAGGCGTGTGTTGCGTTCTGCTGTTTCATATAGACGCTTAAATTCATCTTGATCCTGGAAGAATGCATCATACAACCCAGGTACATCACTAGGACTGAAAAGTGTAATGTCGCCGCCGCTGAGAAGGCGCTCGTACATTAACTTGTTAAACTGTACACCGTAATCCAAATGACGTACACGATTGTCTTCTGTACCTTTGTTATTTTTAAGCACTAGCATATCTTCAATTTCGTAATGCCAGATAGGATAGTAAAGAGTTGCAGCACCACCACGTACACCGCCCTGACTACATGATTTTACGGCTGCTTGGAACATTTTATAGAAAGGAATAACACCAGTATGTGTAGCATCACCCTTGCGGATTGGCGAACCAATAGCACGGATACTGCCTGCGCCAATACCAATACCTGCTTTTTGTGATACGTATTTTACAACTGCACTTGATGTTGCATTGATACTGTCCAAACTGTCACCAGTTTCAATAAGCACACAACTACTAAACTGTCGCTGTGGCGTACGTACACCTGCCATTACTGGCGTTGGCAAACTGATTTCAAAAGTACTGACAGCATCATAATAATCTTTGACCCAGCGCATACGTGTTTCTTTAGGATAGTCACTAAACAGTGTAGCAGCAATCAACATATAAGCCATTTGTGGTGTTTCAAAAATTTCACCAGTTGCACGGTTTTGTACCAAATACTTTCCACGGAATTGTTCCATGCCAACATATGCAATGCTGTTGTCACGATCATGTCTAATGTGATTGTTTAATGTTTCCCACTCGTCATCAGAATAAGCACCAAGTAATTCAGGATCATAAAAACCTTTTTCAGTATTGACTTCTACTAACTTTTTAATATGCCAGGGATCAAATTGTCCATAAACCATCTTGCGTAAATGATAGTTAATTAGTCTACCTGCAACCCACTGGTAGTTAGGAGTTTCTTCACTAATCAAGTCAGCAGCACTTTTAATCAGGGTTTCTTGAATGTCACTACTGTTAATGCCATTATAAAACTGAATATGACTTTTAATTTCAACTTGACTAGGGCTAACTCCACTAATTCCTTCACATGCAAAAAATACAACTTTATGTAATTTGTCAATATCTAGAGGTTCTCGCTCTCCGTTTCGCTTTGTTACTTGAATTTCTGGTGTCATTATCTCTTTACCTATCTAAATGCTTATTCTATGCTTTGTCATTTCAACAACACTCGTACAGTCCCAGGAGTCTTGAATATCAAGATTAGCTTTTACACTGTCCCAGGTTGCAACTTCTCCATAATTATAATTTAAGAGAATACGATTGTCAATAAGTGTTGTCATGTATATATCATGATTTTCCAAATCATGCACTCTTAGTACTTTATTCTTAATTTTTTGATTCACATAAAAAACAGTATATGCCATGCCAATGGCAGTACTGTATTTACAGTAATCTCCCTGATGTAACATTTCCCAAACACTGGGCCAAGTTACAGGATCATACGGATCAATACTTAAATTTTGTTGCGGAGCAAAACTCCACCACTTACAGATACTATAACACAAACTGTCTATATTATCTGGATCTAAACTTTTTCTAAATTCACGCCAATGGGCAAGACGACTATGCGGAGGTTCCAGCCACATTGTCCTAAGTTGATTTACATTTTCCACAATTCAAAAGTATATTTAAGGGTTACGTTTACTGTTTCGTTGTTAGTGTATTGAAGTTGTGCATTGTTATAGAGATCAATGACACCACTGAATGTTACATCAATATCCTGCATTGCAGGACTTCTACTATACTGATCATCTACTATAACATTATTATTCACAGTGTCAACCAGAATTCTTAAAGTACCTGATCTAAATTTAGTAGCAGCATTGATTGTGTAATTTACAAATGCAGTGTCATATCTTGTTGCGTCAAAAGCAAATCCACTGTCAGCAGCCGTTGCTTGACTTGCACCAAGTGTTTTGCTGCCAGGACGTAGTACACGGTTAACCATTGCAATTTCTGTATTAACCTTTAGTGTAATATCTGCGCCTAGTGCAGGCGGTGTTGTAAATGTAATGTCGTCAACAGTTACGACAGCATTTGTTTCTACACCATCAACATAAAGCACTGCATCCGCAACACTTTCACTTGTACGTGGAAGATCATGAATAAAAGGGTTATTAAAGGTAACAGTAGTACCATCACCAGTACCAACAGCTAGTTCTCTGTTGCCAATAAACATACGATGCTCGTCTAAAGCATAACCTATTTCACCTTCTTGTAAGATAGGTAAATCTGCAATGTCGCCTCTGCGAACTTGTATTCTACTAATGCGTGTTTCTGCCATTTAATAATTCCTTACTGTGTGTATTTAGCTCAGACTGTAAAACTGACTGACACGGTCTGCCCATCTTTCAGTCCAAAATTTAAACTCTTCAGCTTCTACTTCAAAAAGTTGCCAATCACAGTTCCTACTACACATAAAGATAGCAATATTTTCTATCTCAGTTCCATATAGTTCATTGTGTGCCATTCCATATGCACTGCCTTGTAAAAAGTAGTCTTCAATCCACTCACGTTTTTTAGGCTTATTGGTTTGCTTAAAGTCCATAATTGTTGGCTTGCCTTTCCAGACACCAACCAAGTCTGTAGTGCCAGCATATAATCCAGGATAGTACAAGGCTACTTCACTACCCCAAACTTCGTTTAATTCTGGCTCTACATTTTGTTTTACAACTTCTGCCATCTTCTTTGCTTGTTGGTGTACCATGTTGTTACCAGGATCATATGCTTCGTTCTTGACCCAGTATTCCAAAATATTATGCATTACGGTACCTACATTGGCAGCTTCAGTTGTAATACGTTGAGCCTCCACTGTACCTACACGCTTTTTCCAATTGGCAAGAGCTTCACGTTTTTCACGTGGTTTTGTTTTATCTAAAATAGTTGTTACACTGGGCAACGGGCCAGACTCTGTGTCATAGAGTCTTTTTCCATCTACCATTTTACGGGAAAGTTCCTTATAAGGATAAGGTGAATTTAAAGTTAACATAAAGTCAGTATAGCAAAAATGATAACGTTTGTCTAGTAAAAATTACCAGTAAATTACCCAACTAAATGTTGTTCCATCATTACGCTGTGTGATGTTATACCCACGATCTCTAAAGTAACGAATTACTTCACTAATCTCGTCATCTCTTTTGTAATCAGTAGTCGTGCCTACCCAGGCAGCAAAGTGATCTGTACTCTGAGTAAGTGTTGTGTTATTAATTGTAATTGAATAATCGCCAGCATCACTTGCTACAATAATTGCTCTCATCACAGCATTTACTTCATCAAATATTGTAAGATTGCTTCTAGCATGACTACGAGCTTCTGTTGCGTTTAAATAATATGTCATAGTCCTAGATCCTTTTTAGCTTGTTTTTGTGCCATTTTTTTGACATGTGTAACTTCACTGTCAGCCGTTCTATCATCCATAGCACGGCTTAAATTGTTTATAGCAAGTTTAATGGTTTCGCTGTTAGCATTAGCAACCATACCAATGTTGTTGAGTACGTCTAAGATAGTAGCTTTGTCAATACTGTAACCCATATTTTGGAGATCGAGAATTAACTGGTCAGTATCAACTGTGTTAATACCTTCAGCCGCTACTGCAACTAGAAGATTAGTAATTTCATCTTCCATTTCTTTAGTATAGTTGCTTTCTACTAACTGCTTAAATCTCATTATTTTGCTCTAAACTGTGCCAGTGCTTCTTCTAAATCTTTACGTGAAACTTTACCTTCAACAACTTTTGCTTGAAGCTCTTCCAGCATTGCATCAAATGACTCAATACTTTCTTCTTTCATTTCACGACCTTCTGGTTCGCCTTCTGCATCTGCGGCAGCTTCGTCACCATCAAATGGATCATCAGCTGGTGCATCATCCATATCGCCCATGTCAACATCCATATCCATGTCGCCCATGTCGCCTGCTGGTGCTTCCATGTCCATTGCTGGTGCTTGGCCTTGTGCTGCCAGGATAGCATTTTCAACACTTTCTTTTGCACCTTTAACTGAGTCTAGTAGACCTGCTAGTGCGCTGTCTACTGCACTGTTAAATGCATCTGCTTCAGCCATACCAACTTCTGCTTTCATTGCATCAACTAGCGGAATAAGATCTTGTACTTGCATCTCTGCAACTCTCTCAATCATCTTCTGTAGCTCGTCGTTCATTTCTTGTGCTGCTAGGATAACTTTAGCTGTTTCAACTGTATCCTCGTCAACATTTTCTACAACCATGTCTGTTAGTGCTGTTTGGATTGGCGCAGGTGTCCACAATTTTAAACTTTCACTAATCATGTGCAAACGTGTATATTCACGTGCATCTGATTCAGCAACCATTTTAGCTTGTGTGCTGCTGATAATATCATTTACTTTTTCCTGGTCTAGTCCAGTTGTGTCAAGTTCGTAACCATAGTTCTCTTTAAGATACTTCTGGATTTTACCGAACTTTACTTCTTTTGTTTCAAAATCATTTAAAAACATTTCGATCTCCAATTCTTTATACTATTTATAGTGTTCTAATTATTTTTTGCTTTGCGTCTTTAACTTTTGCCATTGCATTACTATACTTGGCTTCGTATACATCACGCTTTACACTTTCTGTAACTATTTTGATTCTCTCTTTATAGTTATATGCTTCAAGTAAACGACTGTCATATGCTTCGTCCAGTTGGGCGATTAAATCACAGTCTTGTAGTCTTTTACCCAGCATTAATCTTTTTGTAATACTCATTGCACTTTCAAACAGACTTAGTTCTTTGTACAATACTTCTCCAGTATCATTCTCTACAATGTCGTAATAGTTTTTTCTAATACCACCGATTGTAAGTTTAGTTGGCTTAATGGTGTAATTTGCAACATTTACACCAGCTTCTGTTCTACTGGTGTTCAGTGCAACGATTGCATCGTCACGGCTGCTAGTTTTATTATCTTCATTTAAAACTTTATTCACGCTGTTGTTAGTCGCTTCTTCCAACTTGCGTAAAACTGCTTCCATTGCTTTTGCATCTTCGTAATTTACTGTCATGATACTGCCTTGTTAGTGTTTCTAGTGTAATAGGTTTTGCCTTCTCTAACGTGTCTATTTAACACACCTTTTCTAACCAATTGCTGCGCAATTAGTTGTTCTCTTTCAGTCAAGTCCTTTTTATATACACGATCATCACTGTGAGTGTCAAGCCATTTACTTTCTCTGACAGTGACAAATGTTTCGATTCCACCTGATACTAAAACTGTTCTCATCTGCGTTGTCCTATTAGTTTTTTAAGACGCTGAATCTCTGCTGAGTTTGCAGCAGCAGATTGTGCATTAGCAGATGACTGAGCAGTATTTGCCATTCTTTGTTCATCATCAGGATCAGCCTGTGCTGGCGCTCCTGTTGCTACTTTGTTACCGCCCGCAACTGGTTTTGATGTTGGCGTGTATCTTGTTTGTCCTGGACGCTTTTGACTAGTTGGGCGTGTACTTGCTGTACTCTGTAGACCAGCACGTCCTGGTAAACTGTATTCCATTTGCATTAAATCTGTGCCTAAAATATCAGCAATAGATTCTTCATTATGATTTTCAATAGCAGTGTCTAAACGTAGTACATCACTAAGTGAAAGTTTATCTGTCATTTTACGGGCTTCGTCTTCTGTTACATCAACGTTAAACAGTTCTTTTAACATTGCCTGTAATGCACGATGCATTTCATGTCCGTATTCTTCTAGTCCTTCTAGTAATCTCATTTGTTTAGCTGCCTTACCATTCTGCTAGCTGCTGAAAACTTTTTAGTTCTCTTTGCCTTACGTGCCATTTTAGCACCGTGTCTAGCTTTTGTTCTTTTTAAGGTGTAACGTTTTTTCAAATCAACAGGCGCAAAACACTGACTAGGGTTACTAACTACTCTGCCTTTACGATTGCCAACTGTGCAACGAAATTTACGAGCAATTTGTTTGCCTTTGCGAGCCCAGACCATCTTAGCCTCGGTTACTGCGCTTTCAAAAAGTTCTGTTAAATGCATAGAAAAACTCCTTAACGATATTTATCTTATTGATAAATTCTTCAAGGAGTTAGGATAGTGCCAGTAGTACTGTCACTATTGTGCCAAGCAACCCACTGATAACAGTTCCAGCGGTTACGATAAGCATTTTATTTGTACTCTGATGCTGCTTGATATTTTCTTCTCTCATATCTCGCATATCGCCTGCTAGACGATCTAGACCATCAGAAAGTCTGTTTACTTTTTCTTCCAAAACTCTATACCTCTCTTGACAGAGATCAACATGAGCTTCTAGGTTTGTTCTTTCCAGTTCGGACATTTCTCGTTACCTACTTTTCCATCTCCGATCGTGAGATGCGTTAATAGTGAGTGTTGAGCCTGTGTTTTGTGCCTAGTTAATGTTGCCTATTAAAAGGAATCAATCCTTCTACGTTAATATTTATATACTATATCGTGTAGATAATAAGACTACTTTATAATTTTACACTAGTGGTAAAGTAAAGATTGTCATTTAGTGCAAATGTCTTGCTTTTCATATCAGCAGTTTCTGTTAAGCCAGTACTAACTGCTACACCATTACAATCTTGCTCTAAATGATGTGTCAAGTTTCCATTTGCTGCCCAAGCATTTGCATACTCAGTTTTAAACACCAATTTCCAAACTGTGTGCTTGCCAGTGTGATTAAATTTATAATCGCCCAGATCCTGATCTTCATACTTGCTGATGCCCAATACAATAGGCTGTGCTCTTAATCCAATCAACTGTAACAATACATTTAAGTTTTGTGCTTGATTATATCCTAACTTGTCAGGACTTCTTGGATCTGTGTTTTTACTGTCAGTGATATCAACAAGTGTGTATGCTGTATAATACACCAACCCATCTTCATCTTGTGTCATTTTTTATTATACTAATTTACGACCAATTGATCTACCAATTTGGAACCCAGCATAGCCTGCTGCGCCTAGTGCGGCTGCTTTTGCTATTGTTGCTGTTGTTTTACTTTTTGGTTGTTCTGCGTTGTTTGCGTTTCTAATTTCTAATTTTTTACTACGTGCTAGGTCAGATAAGAATCCAAATAGTTCACTTCTTCTAGCGTGTGTTCTATAAAACTGAAGTATACGTGTAACTACTAGTGCACGTTGTGTTTCATTTAGTTTTGGCCAGTCTTGTGCCAAGCGTCTTACACTACGGTAA